AATAATTGGAGTTATTATGGAAATTTCTATTAGTCGTGATGACTTAAAAAAGAAGAGCCTTTTTGTTGCAACACCAATGTATGGTGGTATGAATCACGGTCTTTATATGAAAGCTTGTCTTGATTTACAGGCACTGTGTATGGCATATGGTATTCAAGTCAAGTTTTCTTTTCTTTTTAATGAATCCCTAATCACCAGAGCAAGAAATTATCTTGTTGATGAGTTTTTGCATCGTTCTGAATGTACAAATCTTCTTTTCTTGGATTCAGATGTTCATTTTGATCCAAATGATGTGATTGCTCTACTTGCACTAGATAAAGATGTAATTGGTGGACCATACCCAAAGAAAGCAATCAAATGGAAGTCAGTTAAAACGGCTGTACAAAAAAATCCTGAAATTGATTCTGGTACATTAGAAAAGGTCGCCGGTGATTTTGTATTTAATCCGGTAAAGGGTACTGCTCAATTTAATGTATCTGAACCTCTGGAAGTTCTTGAAATCGGAACTGGTTTTATGTTGGTTAAGAGAGAAGTATTCACTCAGATGGAAGAAGCTTATCCGATGATTCGATACAAGCCAGACCATGTTGGCCAAGCCCATTTTGATGGATCAAGGTATATTCACGCATTCTTTGATACCGTCATTGATTCCGCAGATAGTATTACCGGCGGCGGTTCAGAACGATATCTTTCAGAAGATTATATGTTTTGTCAAATGTGGCGTAAAATTGGTGGTTCAATTTGGTTGTGTCCTTGGATGAGAACTTCACATATCGGAACTTATCATTTCCAAGGTGATATGCCTGCTGTTGCTAATTTTGTTGGTGAGATGTAAAAGTGATTGATATAATTGGTTTTGTTGGTTTTATTGGTAGTGGCAAAGGCACCGCCGGTGATATACTTACAGAAAATGGTTATATCAAAGAAAGTTTCGCAAAGGGAGTTAAGGATACTTGTGCAATAATGTTCGGGTGGCCAAGACACCTTTTGGAGGGTGACACGGAGGAATCAAGGCAGTTTAGAGAAACTCCTGATTCCTATTGGACATCAAAATTCAATAGAGTATTTACACCAAGAGAATCTTTACAGAAAATGGGAACAGAAGTTGGTCGTGATGTGTTTCACTCCGACTTCTGGATTCTTCAGATGCAAAGAAGAATTGAAGAAAATGAACACACCAAATATGTTATTACTGATGTTCGATTTCCGAATGAAATAGAATGGATTCGTAAAATGGGTGGAAAAGTTTATGAAGTGCATCGGGGTGAACAACCTTCTTTTTATAAAATGTTAAAGGTTACAAAACCAGAAGACACGAATATGCGTAATTTTTTAATGATTGATAATGATGTACATTACTCCGAATGGGCTTGGATTGGTTGTAAAATGGATGGAATGATTGATAATAATGGAACATTAGAAGACTTGACAACCCGTGTGAAAAGTGTTATACTGTAATTGTGATTTTTTTTGATGGAGAATATTAATGAAACTTTCTAATGATACGCTTGCTGTGTTGAAGAATTTTGCCAGTATCAATTCTGGATTGGAATTCAAGGCCGGCAATATTCTTTCAACTATGTCTCCTGGCAAGACCATTCTCGCCAAGGCAAAATTGAAGGATACATTTCCTGTAGATTTTTGTGTATATGACTTGAATCAATTCTTGTCTGTACATTCTCTCTATAAGGATGCGGAGATTGATTTTGATGATGCTAATGTTGTTTTCAAGAGTGGTAGGTCCACATGTAAGTATCGTAAGACTGCAAAGGAAATGATTATTACTGCACCTGAAAAGGAACTCAATCTTCCTTCGGTTGATGTTTCTTTCAAACTTGACGAAGATGTCTTTTCTTCTATTATGAAGAAAGCAAATGCACTACAGTCTCCTAACATTGCTGTTTATTCTGATGGATTTAAAATTTATCTTCAGTGTTTTAATGCTAAAGATGACTCTGCACACACAGATGCTACTGCTGTAGACGAAGGTAGTGGTGCATTATTCAAGATGGTTTTCTTGACAGAAAATTTGAAGATGATTCCTGGATCTTATGATGTGGAAATTTCTTCTAAGGGACTTGCTTCGTTTAAAAACACGATACAAGAAATTGACTATTGGATTGCCATTGAGGCAAAAGATTCTAATTTTGGAGAATAAAAATGAGTTTGATTTGGCTTACTGAACCCGGAACTGACGCAAAGGTTGCTATTAATCCGGAATATGTTGTTGCTGTTTTTGTCGGTAAAGATGAACCCGTTTTAGGTAAAACTATTATCAGTTTGATTAATGGAAATATTGTTGTTGAAGAAGATGATTTGTCTGTTGTAACAATGATTAATGGAGAATAATTAATGTCAATTACTGTTCAAACTCTGTTTGGAACTTTTGATGAAAAAGAACTGAAAGCACTCAAGGGATGCATTACTGAAATGGTTGAGTGTATGCAGAAAATTAATTCTGAAAAGGAACTGTTAAAGGATATCGTAGACACATCATACGACAAATTTAAGATTCCTAAGAAGATTATCAAGAAGATGGCTAATGTGCAATACAAGCAATCTTTCCAAGAAATGGTTTCTGAAAATAATGAGTTTGAAGCTTTGTTTGAGGGTATCAACGAAGTAAAGTAAAATTTTGGTGCCCCTTCGGGGGCATCTTTTATTATGGAGCATTGAATGTCTGAACATATGTTGTGGGTGGAAAGATATAGACCCACTAAAATCTCTGATTGTATTCTTCCGGAATCAATTAAATTTACTTTTCAAGAATTTGCTAATCGCAAGGAAATTCCAAATCTTTTACTTTCGGGTGGTGCCGGAGTAGGTAAAACAACTGTAGCCAAAGCACTTTGCAATGAAGTAGGTTGTGATTTCATTGTAATCAATGGTTCTGATGATCGTGGTATTGCAGTTATGCAGACCACAGTGAAGAATTATGCAACCTCAATGAGTTTAACTGGCGGCCGCAAGGTAATCATTATTGATGAGGCTGACAATCTCACATCAGATGCACAGAAGGCCTTACGAGGAATGATTGAAGAAGTTTCCATCAATTGTTCTTTTATCTTCACTTGTAATTTCAAGAACAAAATTATTCCACCTATTCACTCTCGGTGTACTACTATTGATTTCAAGTTGAATGGTAGTAAACAGAAGGTGGCTTCACAGTTCTTCAAAAGAGTAGAAGGTATTCTGCAACAAGAAGGTGTGGATTACAATAAAGAAGTTGTAGCAAACATTATTACCAAATTCTTTCCCGACAACAGGAGAGTTTTGAATGAACTACAAAGATATTCTATCAGTGGTAAAATTGATGTGGGTATTCTTGCTTCAACTTCCGATGTTAGTGTTATTGAACTAGTCAGGAGTATTAAAGAAAAGGACCTTGGTTCTGCCAGAAAGTGGGTTGTCAATAATTTGGATAATGATGTGTCCACAATGCTTCGTAGGTTGTATGATGGTCTTTATGAAGCATTGAAACCTCAATCTGTTGCACAGATGATTATAATTATTGGTACCTGGCAATATCGTGGTGCATTTATGGCTGATAATGAAATTATTATGATGTCCTGTATTTCAGAATTGATGTTTGAAATGGAGTTCAAATAATGCCCGATTTATTCAAAGAAATTCTTCCATCAATTCTTCAGAACAAGAAGAATGTATTTGAAAATGGTGATTATTCTGATTATTTACCTTTTATTATAAACCGTGCTCTGTCTTATCATACGGATTGTCTTCGTTATGCTGCTGAAATGAGTAAACTGTCGCATTTAGATAAAGATATTCAATATCAGTATCTTATAAATACAATAAGGTCTTATAAACGTAACTTTAAAAAGTGGCAAAAAGTTGAGGCTGTCGATGATTTGGAATGCGTTAAATCTTATTTTGGTTACTCCAATCAGAAAGCAAAGGAAGCATTGCGTATTCTTACTGATGAACAAATCGCTGAGATTAAAAGAAAAACAGACAAAGGCGGAGTGAAAAAGTAATGATTAATATTTCGGATTTAGTTGAGGTAAAATTGATAGAGGAAGATGATTTCCTCAAGGTAAGAGAAACATTGACTCGTATTGGTGTTGCATCCAAGAAAGACAAAATTCTTTATCAATCCTGTCATATACTTCATAAACAAGGACGTTACTTTATCGTCCACTTTAAAGAGTTATTTGCACTTGATGGTAAACCCACTGATATTTCAGAGAATGATTTAGCTAGAAGGAATGCGATTGCTAAGTTGTTAGAAGATTGGGGTTTAGTTGAAATTGTTAACAAGAAACAAATTGAAACACCTGAACCTATTTTTCTTTCTCAGGTGAAGATTATTTCACACAAAGAAAAATCCGAATGGGAATTAATTCCGAAATATAATATCGGAAAAAGAAAAACTGTATAAATAGTATTGTTCCCATCGGGATGGGACGCATAGATCCACCTTAGGATCGTCTTGCCGTAGGAGCGTATGCCTACGCCGGATCGGTAACCGGCAACTATCATGCCCTTTGGGGTGATATTTTATTAATAACTCGCTTTATAAGGAGAAACAAAATGACCTATACATATGGCAAAAGCCTACTTCCGTCAACTGTTGGTTTTGAACGTTTATTCACAACTCTAAATGAGTTTGATGAACTTCTTGGTAATAAGAAACCAGCAACATATCCTCCATACAACATCGTAAAATTTGATGATGATAATTATCAGATTCAAATTGCTGTCGCTGGTTTTTCAAAAGAAGAAATTGACATTCAAACGAAAAACAATCAGCTCACAGTGAATGGTGCAATTCAAGTTGAAAATACCGAAGTTGAATATCTACATCATGGACTTGCATCAAGAGACTTCACCCACTCATTTAAGTTATCCGATACTGTTTATGTGAAGTCTGCTGATATTGTTAATGGTGTATTGAAAATCAATTTGGAGAATATTCTGCCGGAAGAAAAGAAACCAAGGAAAATTCCCATTGGTGAAGAAAAACTATTGACTTCTCAATAGAAGTAGTATAGAATAAAAG